ACACATTGCGGTAGGACCGGCCGAAACGTTGACGATAGCAGTCGCCCCTCCTGACTGAGTCACGACGGCAGTAGCCGTTGGGAACGCAAACTGGATTCGCTGCACGTTTTGTGCGGTGGTGACATCCGCGTATCCGCACCTGATCCAGTTGCTCGTGGCTGTGTACAGGGCAAACTTGAGCTTAGATCCGCCCGCCGCAATTGGTATTGGTGCAAAAGACAGCGGGCTCTCGGAGCGATCACCGATCTCGACGCGACGCACGGCGCTCGCGATCCGCTCGGCAGACGAGCGATCGAAGATCACCGGGTCGGCCACGGCTCAGTCCTCCAGCACCTGGAGCATGAGGCGACCGGTGGACGCTGCCTTCGCGGCGTAGTTGCCGGGAGCGAGCCGGAAGAGCGCCGCATCGCCGGGACGCAGCCGCACCGTCTCGTGGAGCGTCGTGCCGTCGAGACGACCGAACGACACGGTGGCGGTCTGGTTCGTGCTCGTCACGAGCGAGCGGGCGAAGCAGAGCCCGAGCGTCGAGGCGGCCGAGGTCACGAACTGGCTCGTCGCCGTCGTGAGATCGAGCGTCGCAGCGAGCACGCCGGTCGTGCTCATGTCGGTCGTGATGCCGTTGGCGAAGAACTGCTGGACGAGAGCGCCACGCGAGGCGCTCACCTGCACGTTGTACGTGATGTCTGGCATGGGGAGCCTCCTACGCGGGCGGGGAGCCGAAGTAACTGTTGAAGTCCACCTCGCGGTGCACACGCCTCGTGAGGATCGCGGGAGCGCCGAGCGTCTGGTTGCCGCTGCCATCGAGCCCGACAGGGCCGGGCGAGGCGACCCACTCGGCGTTCTGGAAGTCGAACACCATCGCGCGACGCTTCTCGTTGCCGCTGAGAAAATTGAACCCCACGTCGGGCAGTTGTAGCGGCCAGCCCGTTTGGCGAAACAGGAGCTCGACCTTTACCGCCCAGAAGCGATGCAGGGTTCCGCCGTATTCCTCGAACTTGAGCTCGCCCGAGATGCCTTGGCACTTCCAGCAGTGTGTCGCACCACCGATCCACGTCGTCGAGTTGATCGTGTTCGTTAGCGCGATTGCCAGCGACGAAGGAAACGTGGCGCGGTTCTCAGATATCACCACCTTGCACTGCGCCTCGTCCGAGGTCAGCGACTCGAAATAGTCGAAGGCCGAGTTGGTCAGCGGCTTCGTGGATGCGTTGCCCGATTGATCGTAGTAGAAGAGCGCGGGCACCGTCGCGCCCTGCGTGGTGAACGTCCACAGGGCCGGGCGGCTCGTCGGTGCCGCGAGTTGATCAAGCCCGCCGCTTGGGAAGCCGTACTTCGCGGTGAGGAGCGAGTGGTACTGCGAGCCTTCGTAGTTCTCTTCGTACTCGATTTCGACGCAGCGAACGTCGACGTATTCGGGATGAGCGGTGCCGATATCGAGCGACAGTGCAGTCGCCACATCGTTCGCCGTCGTCGCCTGCCCAGACGCGTCGTGCGTGACGACGAACTGCCGCGTGAGGTCGCGGGCCTCGCCGAGGCGGAACTTGTTCGAGCGCGGTAGCTCGCGATGATGTGCGACGCCCATCAGCCGACTCCTCCACCGATCTGGACGACGGGCCCGGCGAACTGTGCCGAGATTGCCACGAGCGTGTCACGAAGTTCTGTCAGCCGCCGCGTCTGAAGCCGCGCCTCGATGAGCGCCGGGTCTTGCTGGTTCGCGGCAAGGTTGAGGAAGAGCGCTGCGCCTTCGGCGGTTCTGATGTCGTTGCCTTGGATGACGCCCGAGCCGAGCGTGTTGAGCTCGCGGATGCGGGCGACCTGCCGCTGGTTCTCTGCCTCAATCGCCTTCGCCTGCTCTTCCAGGTATTTCTGCTGGGCTTGCTGGGCTTGTTGCTGTTGCTGCTCCAGTTGCTTCAGATACTGCTCGCGTTGCTGCCCGAGCTGCTGCTCCAACTGACGACGACCACTCGCGATGTCGCGCTCCTGCGCGGCGACTTGGTCAAGTTGCCCGAGGCGGGCGATGCCCGCATTGACCTGCTCTTGGTTTCCGGCGGCACGGGCCGCCTGCACGTCAGCCTGGACGCGCCCGATCTCTCGTTCCAGTGCGGCGAGGTTCTGTGCCGCCGTGAGGCGTTGCTGATCGCCACCGAACCGGGCGAGGAGGAACCGCTGATCGACGAGCTCGTTCACCTTCGCCCGTTCGTCGGCGACCGCCTTGACGTTCGCGAGCTCCTGCTCGAAGAGTTGCTGCTGTCGGGCGACCTCGGCCTCAAACGCCTCGCGGTTTAGGATGCCGTCACGGGCCTGCTCTTGCGCGGCGGCAATGCCTTCTTGGAGGCGCACGGCGGCTGCGTTGCCAGCCTCGCCGAACTGTGCGGCCTGCTCCGCGAGCCGGTTGAAGTTGCCTCCGGTCTGCGCGAATGCAGCGTCAAACCCTTGCTCGAACCCGGCAGCGGCTGCCTGTAAATCGACCGACAATCGCTGCTGAAGTTGACCTAGCTCTTCGATGCGACGCTGTGCGTTGATTGCAGCAGCACCGTCTAGCTCGTCAATAGCACGAGCGAACTCTTCTTGTACTCTCGTGATCTCACGATCGACCGACGCGATGTCGTCTGTGATCCGCTGCGCTGTCGTGTTCACTTGAAGCAGCGACTCGATGCGACGCTGGTCATTGTCAATCTGCTGCTGCTGTGCGGCCGTCGCCTGCTCGATTGCTTTGACTTGCAGGTCGTACTCTTCGCGTGCCCTCTTCGCCTCGCTGGCGAGCGTTGTTTCGTTGAGGATGCCCTGCTCAAACTGCTGTTGGAGACGCTCGATCGCGCTTTGGTACGTCCGCGCGGCATCAAATCCGGCTTGCCCGAGGCGTGCCGAATCGCTGACCACCTCGTTGATCTGCTGCCGCAGTCCATCGAGCGTGCGAGCGGCGTTCTCCTCAATCTGAATCTCTAGGCGAGCGTCTTGGCTTATCCGGTCGAGCTCACTCTTGAATGCAACGCGGGCTTTCTCTGCCTCAATACGGAACGTCTCCTCGTTGAAGAGACCAGCCGACAACTTCTCTTTGAGGTCGTCGATGCTCTGCTGGTATTGCAGCGCTGCGTCGAAGCCAGCCTGCCCGAACTGTGCCGATTCGTTGATCGCGTCGCTGACGCTCTTCGTGATGCCGTCGATGACCTTGCCGAGCTCCTTGTTCTCAGCAATCAGATCCGCGATCGTGTCGCCAGCGTCTACCTCGATCGTCGCCTGAACAGGTTCTGCGATCGTCGCCGTGATGCCGAGCCAATCCTCGGCGAACTTCAACACTCGCTCGATCAGCCCGCCGATCGTCGAGACGACGCCACTGACGATGTCGTACGCAGACCCGAACACTTCACCGATGCGTTCGGCGACAGCGGCTACCGTGTCGGAGATGCCAGTCACCTCTAGGAGCGTCGAGATGACTTCGCCGATGCGCGTGACGGTCGAGCTCGCGAACGACGCGAAGAACGCCCCGAGTTTCTCGAACGCCGCCGACAGGATTGCACCGACTCGCTGGCCGATTTCGGACAGCCGCTCGAATATGGGCGAGAGCGTCTCAGCGACCGTGGACGCGACGGCGGATAACGCCCTCGACACGGCCGCAATCGATCCCTCGAACTGAAGGAACCGACCAACCGAGCCGATGACAGAATTGACTGCGTCGAATGACCGCGAGAACGTCTGGCTCAAGACATCGAATGCAGACGATAGCGCGCGGCCAACCGTGGCAAGAGGTTCTAGCGCGACGCCAACGAGCCTCCCGACGGTAGACGCAGCCTGAAGAGCAACATTTGCGACGAGCCCGAGAGCACTTGTGAATGGTGAAATTGCATCGAGCACAGAACCAAGGAGACGCCCGAGCGTCGTCAGCGCAGGCGACAGTCCCTCGCTAATGGACTGCGTGATGCCGATGAAGGGCGTGAGCAGTTCCTGCCCGAACCCACGCAGCGCCACGGCAACTCCGTCGAACGCTGTGCCAAGTCCGTCGATGCGAGTTCGATCCACCGCCGACAGCGTGGCGTTGAATCGCTCCATGTCCGCAGACGCACCGGCGATGTTGTTGAAGAACGGAATGAGGTCGGTGCCGGTCTTGCCAAACAAAGCGATAGCCGTTGCAGTCCTCTTCGCCGGGTCTTCGATTCCAGCGAGTGCCTGCCCGATCTTGAGGTACTGCTCTTGCGGGTCAAGGTCCGCAAGCTCTTGCGACGTGACGCCGATCTCGGCGAGCGCCTTCTGTGCTGCCTTGCTCTCCTCATCGACGCCGAGCACTGACTTCTGGAGCCGACCGAACGCCGCGCTCACTGCGTCGATGCTGGTGCCGCTGCGGTTCGCCGCTTCCTCCAGAGTCTGGATAAACTCGAACGACAGGCCGAGCTTGTCGGCTGCGTTCCCGAGTTTCTCGACGCGATCATCCAGGCGAAGAAGCCCGGCGACCACTTGCTGTGCTGCCGCACCTGTCGCGACGATTGCACCGGCTGCGATCGTGAACGGGTTTGCCAACGCGGCGACAGACGCACCGATCGCAGAGACACCCTGAGACAGACCGCCAGCGAACACGCGGGACAGCCCCTCGCTCGCTGACGTGATGCCCGAGATGCGTCCAGCGATATTCCCGAGCGGGCCGGGCAGGATTGAGAAGATGCCCGAGAGCTCATTGAACTGGAGCGTCGCCTCCCCGCCAGCGTCGGCGATATCAGCAGTGCGGGCCGCGAGCCCGGCCGACGCACGCTCGGCGTCAGTCAGCCCACGCGACGCCTGCTCGACCGCCCGGTTGTATGTTTCCTGCGAGATGCGACCCGCGTCCAGTTGCACGGCGAGCTCGCCCGCCGTCCGCTGGAAACGCTCGAACGGAGTCCGCACCGACTCGGTGATCCGGGCCGCCTCGCGGAGAGCAGCGGCTTCCTGCTCCGACGCCTGGGCAAGGTTCGCGAACTCCTCGGCGTACTGCTGGGCGGTGATCTGCCCGGTCTTCAGCGCCGAGTTGAGGAACGCGAGGTCAGTGGCGAACTTCTGTTGTGCCGTCGCTGCCGCCGACGACTCGCCCGTGAACTGAGCGAATACGCTCGTGAGCTTCGCCGCCTCGGCGCCAAGCGTCTGAAGAGCACGCTCTGCGGGCGTGAGCTTCAGTTGCGTCGAGTCCGCACTGATCTTCAGCGCGAGTCCGAGGATGTTTGCCATCAGTCGATGATCCCCATCTCACGCCGTAGCCGAAGGATCGCCTCGCGGTCCTGCGACTCGTGCTGCGGTGGTCGTGCCTTCGGTATGAAGTCCTCAGCCGTCGGCGGCTTTCCTCTCTTCGGGTCCGTGTACGGTGCCATAGCGATCGAGGCGAGCAGTCCTGTCTGGAGCCACGGGTCGGATAGCGGGACGAAGTACCTCGTGTATGCCATCCACTCGCTCAACTCCCGCGAATCCATCCGCTCGCACAACTCGCGAACGGTCATCCGCAGATGCCCCGCCAGCGCGAAGAGAAACCGACGCGATGGCGAGGCGTTCAGTTTTTTGCCAACTGCTCGACATCGGCCTCCGTCATGTTGTTGTGCTTGAGCGCCGAGTCGAAGAGCCGACCGACGACCGCACCGCTGCGGCTCGCCAGCGCGACGACCTGGGCACGGGTGAAGAGCAGCTCGCCCTTCTCATTGCAGAGGCAGCGGGCGAGGTACTCCGACCGGAAGTTCTCGATGCCGGAGTCTTTCTTGCCGATCCACAACCGCTCATAGGAATCGCGCTCTCCAACGCTCATCACGCGAATGAACACGTCACCGCCCCACTCGGGCACGGTGATCGGTCCCATGAGCCCGGCGTCGTTGCTCGCGAGAATCTGTTCTGCCGTCAGTGTCGCCATGTCTCACTCACCTCACGATGGATACGCGGTCGATACGCCGACCGTATCCATGACTTTGAACCGGTGGTCAAATTGCCAGACGCCGTTGAGCTCGCCACGGACCTCGGCACCGAGGTAGACGCAGTCGGCGTCGAAGACCGTGAACGTGCTCGACGTGGCGGCGCCTTGGTCGTTCTGCGCCGTGATCACGAGGCGAGCCCGCACGCCGTACTGGCTCTCGGGCAGCGCCGTTCGAGTGAACGCTGGCAGCGTGACCTCGCCCAGGTCGAGGGTCCACCGTGCCGTGCGAGCCACCGGCATCTCACGGACGAGATCGAGCGTGGCGCTAGACACCTGCTCGATCTGCGTGCCGCCCCACGTGACAGCAACTCCCGAGACTCGCGTAGCCATGACGGACCTCCGTCACGGTCAGCGAGCCACGGTGATCGTCGCCTGACCACGGATCGCGTCGTTCGTCGCGAGCGTCAGCGTCGAGCTCGACACGGTGGCGGCCTTGCCGTTGATGAGCGTGGTGCCGCCGGTCGTGATCGTGATCGTGCCCGTCGCCGCGTCGAGGATGATCGTCTTGCCGAGGTAATCGAACGTCACTGAGCGGCCCGTGCCGCCGTCGTCGGCCGGGATCACGAGCGGACGACTCAGCGTCGCGAGCGTCTCGCCAGTCGTCTGGCCGAGATGCCCCACGTCCACGGTCGCCTCGGCGGCAGCGCCGGGGTTCGTGTTCGAGAT